CGACCGGGCTTAAGGACCACCAGCCCGAGTTCCGGAACCAGAACAGGTCGAAGTAATACCCGCACGTTACCTCCAGATCCGTTGCTGGAATGTGCGGGACGGACGCGGTGGCTGTTCGGAGTAAGGGAGCCTGACGGAGATTATCCAGTGACGGTAGTCGAGGCTAAGGGCTTTTTTAACCTCGCATCCGCGCCTGCGGTAACACTGAATTATCCATTCAGCCTGCTCTTCAGTGCATGGTGGATGCTGGAACCAGTCCGATTTGAATGCATGAAAACGCCGTCCGCACCTGCTGGCAAAGACGGCAGAATCATCAGAATTGTGTAATTTGGTATCGTGCGCCATCGGTTGTCTCTGCTGGCGCAGCAGGTGCCAGTTGTTCAGGCTGGCGTATAAAGTATAAATAAACTGGTTCCAGTGTAAAGCCCCTACATTAATGGAATAAAAGTCAAACAACAGATTGTTGGGATAAACACAACGCTTATTATTAAAAGCGATTAGATAAATTAAATTTTAATGTTATGCAATTTTACCAGATCACCATAACATCTCGTTTGAAACCACCGAAACAACAACCATATCAATATTGATTATGTTAAAGTGAGTAAATATGGAAAACAACAAATCTGCACATTACGCTCCTTTTTTATCTGTGATACTTTTTGTTTTATGCTGTGTGTGGGCATTATTTTTATAAAAATATTTACAGATAAAATAAACCCGCCGAAGCGGGTTAAGTGCGGGTGCATTGAGGATGCCTGACACATCAGAGGTGGCGAGGGATTTCTCCCTCGCCGGGTCTCTTACTCCTCAGGTTCGTAAACTGTGAAGACAGCGACCTCCGTCTGGCCGGTTCGGATTCGTACCTCGCAGAGGTCTTTCCTCGTTACCAGTGCCGTCACTATGACGGTTAAACAGATGACGATCAGGGCGATTAACATCGCCTTTTGCTGCTTCATAGCCTGCTTCTCCTTGACCTTTCGGTCCGTAAGAGGCTAATCTCTATGTGTCGCATAGATATGGCCTCAGATTAATGTTAAACGTCTTGCAGGACGCGTAATGTTACCTGGGGCTTTTCTCTATCTGCCGTTGGTGTTCATGCCCGAGGCAGATAGCCTCAAGCACCCGCAGTCATTCTACTTAACTAAGATTTCCCCGCAAACCGTTTTTGTCCAGCACAATAAATATCCAACTAAACCAATGGAGTTCGCTGTATTTACCGCCAGTATTCAATGCACATGACCGCCATGAACACCCCTAAAAAAAGGGCATTTATATATCCAAATATTAATATCAAAACATCAACTTTTTCCATATACCTTGCTGTGAAGATGATGGGCATACATGATACGAACAACCAGAACGCAACAAACAAAAACTGCAATGCGTTTTTCATTATTCCTCCTACAATCAATGTGCAATTACATTTAAACACACCTCAATTTGGCCGGACATATAAATATCTAAACTAGAAAAAATCACTTACATAGCGTTACAAACTCTTTAGTCTAAAGGTTCATCGTAAAACATTCCCCATACTTATCAGTCCGTTCCGCGCCAGGTAGCTTATTGCCTTATCTGGCAACCTATAATCAGGTTTCCGCTTTTTCAGTTGGCTGGTCGTTTAACCGACATAGTTAACCCATTAATCTAGTTGCCGGATGTTGGTGGATTTTCGCGTTTTAGTTGTTCATAAAAGTGCACAGCTTTAACCAGTTCTTCTGATGTAACCAGGGCTGGTGAGGCAGTGAATAAGGCCTGAATTTGATAGTTCGGCCTGTCGTTACAATCCTCTTTTTTCGGTACATATTTCCAGTCAACAGACCACTACTTCTCCTGAAAGTCCGTAACGCCTTTTTTCACGTAGCGATATCGCCATGCCACTGGTTTTGCTTGCCCCGCCGTTTCATACCCTTCCTGATAATTAATCTCGCTCATTCATCGCCCCACTCATCACAATATGCTTCGACCGGATTTTTTCCTGCTTCATAATCATCACGCCATGCTTCAGCATCAGCAGCACTGCCACCACGTAACTCTGCATAGTCCATTAACAGTTCATGCCATTTTTCAAAACTGACGTTGTATTTAGTTGAACCAAAATCAGCCATTTTGCTCTTCCTCTTCGTCTTTTATTTCGTGATATGAGTAATTGCAGTAGTTAAAGAAAATATCTTTTGCTTCGTCATGTATTTCATCAGGCGTCGCATCAGCATCCACTTCGAATTCATCCTCGAAATCTCCACCAGCCATTCCCGTTTCAATAATTATTTTGAACTTTCGCATTTCACTACCGCCCTTTCGGGCTGAGGGATCCCCACAAAATTACTGCTAATAAACCAGCACCATATTTCGGTAGGTTCTGGACAGATGGTTTAGAACTGTGCTCAGTACTGTTCGTCTTAAAATAAGTGGCGAGTGTCGAAGAACATTCTTCGCTAACGTCAGATATGAGATAACCCGCCGGGATTTAATGCTGTTAGCCTGATATTTCAGGTGTAACCCTTTATTTTCAGCGTGATAACCGAGTAACCACATTACGATAGTGCTCAACGTTGCCAGCAGACTCAGAACCAGAATTCTTCCTGTTGAACGACTTTTGCTGGCCCGAAGACCAAATCCGAAGCGCCCGTTCTTTTCATCACGAAAGTTTTGCTCAATCTGCATTCGCCGACTGTATAACTTGATGATTTCTCGCGCTCTGAAGTCATTTGTACTGCTGAAGATCAACCAGGCTTCTTTTGCTGATTTGCTCTGTTCTTTGTCTGTTTTGTTTAAACCACTCTGACCTTTCGAACGTTTCTTTTTTCGCCCTTTTGCCGATTTCTTATAGGTGTAAAAATGCCCCCGGATGCTTTTTTTCCTTTCTTTAACCAGCCTTCCAGCCCCCATATATTCCGGTGTTTTACATTCAGGGCTATCCGACACTTTTAACCATCTTTCAGGCGCGTTATCGAGGCAATACTGAACGTTATTTCTGATCCGACCAATAAAATCCCAGCCCAGAGAAGTAATATGGTGAAACCATGCGCTCTGAAATCCAGCATCCGTGACAATAATAACCCTGGCATCGGGGGGCAGGGATTGAGCAAGGGAATCAAGGAAATCATGTTGTATCAATGGATTATTTTGTTTTTCAGAAGGAACAACCTTACTCAATAACGGAATGGAACGCCCGTCACACAGAAGGCTGGCACGAAGAACATGATGCTCCTGGGAGGGATAGCCACTCCAGTCTACGGCTATTACACATAAAGATAACTGCCGTGTCAGCATTGAAGTGATATTCCTGAAAATCATTGGAATATCGCGATGGAGCGCCTCATTACCCATGAGGCGATCAATACGTTTGATCTTATTCTTAACTTGTGCATTACCCGGCAAAAAACGTCCGATACTGGTCAGCGTCAGAGATGCTCCGTTGATTAACGCCACTGTGGCATCCATCAGGGCATTTTGTCGGTACTGATGAAATGGTGCTAAGGCATCCCGGAAGAAATTCTGACATACTTTATGAACAGGCATAGCAGTGATCTCATTGAATTGTTGGCACAAATCAGTAGATCACATAATGCTATGTCTGTCTCGTTTTCTGGGGATTCCTCAGCCTTTCGGGTGGCCTCCTGCTGTTCTGAGGGTGCAGAAATCCCTCCGGTTAAGGATTAAATTTTTAACAGTGCTAAATTTAATTATTCAGTTTTGGATTTTGTCACCCTGCGTATCCGCGCTTTCCCGTTACGCTCAATCTGAATTAGCTTTTCTATATTTTTTCGCCTTTCCCGTTCCTCCTGGCGCAAGAGCCTTACATCATCTGCCAGTCTGGTTTCTCTTTTCGCCACAGAGAGCATCCAGTCAAATGGCTCCACAACTGCACCGCAGATTTTACAGCGGACCTGACGCTCTTTTTCGTCAACCCGGACAGAAGCGTGATGGCAATATGGTCTTTCCGATGGCTCATAAAGAAAATTAACCTGATTACGAGGGTCATCCTCTTTTATCGGAAATAAAACGATATTGCTTAACTAATCCTCTGGTTTTATTTCCATGCTCCTCTCCTTTGATGCGAATGCCAGCGGCAATTGAAGCCTGATAGCTAATTTCACTCACAGTACCGCCTCCTGAAAATTACCCTGATAGAAAGCCAGTACACGCTGCATAGCTTCGCTCTTCCGGCACTCGCGACAGATTATATTCAGGCGCCTGTCGTAGCGGCGTATTTCTCCGTCTGGTAATGACCAGATTAGGTCCGGATCAACCGCAGATGGTTTCTTCGGCTTTGCCCTTGAGAGCTTTTTACGGGCATTTTGCCAGTCCTTACGCGCCTGTTCAGACGGGAATAACCCGTAACCAGAGTTGTATACATCGCCACTGGCAACCAGCTCTCTGGCCAGAACGCTCATCAGATATCTTGTTGCCCCAGTTTTAGTTTCCAGTTGTCGTAACGTCTCGCGCCCTCTCTGGCGTACGAGTTCAACAACCTGCCCTTTAATTTTTTCCCGCTCTTCTTGTGTAAAAACTTTTGCCACAAGCCCTCCTGAAAATTACCTCATGACCAGAAATTAACACTTACCCCCTGAAGCCCGGCGGAATTTCGTTATCCGGTTCAGAAATATGATTCACACAACGCTGGTTGTTCGTGCCGCTTACCGGGAGCAACCAGGGGTTCTCAAAATTCCGGTCCGGTCCAAAAAACGTCGTCGCTCGCTGAACAAATTCCGTTCCCGTTTTCCCGGTAGCCGCCAAGTATCTTGCGTAACGCCTCACGCCATCCAGCATGGCCTCTGGTGGCACCCCCTCGCGTAATCTGGCCTTCCAGGCACTGAAAGCGGATTTCTTCGGGTTTGCTCCGGCACGCAACGGGTACTCCCGCCAGACCTGTTCGAACACATCCGGATAATCCACTCGTCCCACAGACTGCCCGGTGTTTTCCGGGACTACCCGATCGGCTTCCCGCTGAATGGCGGAATCGGCTTCGGGCTGCTGCAGTTGGTGTGATTGCTCCGGCCTTGCGGTCATCACCTGCTGCACAGCGCCCGAATCGGCTTTCAGCGCATACGCTGAATCGGCTTCCGGTGTCGTGCCTGCTGGCTGACCAAGATTGACGGTCTGAACATCCCCTGCCTGGTTCGTGGCGTTTTTTACGCCATGGACCATAGTGTTTTGATCTTCTTGATCTGTATCTTTATCTGTATCTTTATCTGTCGTGACTCGTCGTGACATGTGCGTGACATTTCGTGACGCGCCGTGACAATCGCCATTTTGTTCCCGCTTTCTTTCCCTCTCTCGCTGCGCCCTCTTGCGCTCTGCAGGAGATTTTGCGGTTTGCGAAATATTGCCGTTGTCCTCTTTAAGCACCTGGCGTTTTTCCCATCCAGTGATTAAATCACCATCAAGTACCCGCCCCTGCATCGTCTGCAAAATTGAATCAATTACCTCTTCTGTCACGTCGAGCGCACTTGCCAAATCTTCTGTCGTGACATCAATGTGACCTCGCGTGACATTTCGTGACGCGCTCACCAGGAGGTGGATATACACTGCCATCACTGTTGCAATTGGCTGCCCTGACACCCTGGCAATTGTTCGCCACTTAGGGTCATTTGGCATGTCATGCCATAATCTGAGCCAGGCGTTAGCCATACTCACCTCTTTTGATACCGAATCTTTTTACTCACAAATTGCCGGAAGTGATCCGGTATGAATATTGCGAGTCAATGCACAGCCACAATATTTCCTGCAGGGCCACCACGATTCATCTGGTTGAAACCAGCGATCGCCACTGCGACAAAATCATCAGCGTCTCTCACCAGTCGTTCCCGCGTCTCCACTAGTTCCCGAAAATAGGCTGAGCTATGACTGCGCATTCGGGCCACCAGCAGAGGTGGCATTGCTTTTTCGATAGCTGGTAACAACGCCTGAATTTTTTTAACCGCATCAGGGGTGTCTTTCTCCACCCAGCGGAAAATTTTCTGAGTATTGCGAGCCAGGGCTTCCGGATGGCTGTCGTCATACAGTTCCGGGAACGTCATTCCCAGCTCGAAATACGCTTTGGTAATTTTCGTAGCCGGTACTTTTTCGCCGTCCGGATGCGCCCAGGCATTCATCGCCATGCGGATGTGTTCATGCTTGATTTTCATGAATCAACTCCCATCAGCTTTTTCGTAGTAGTTTTATTCCTGCCAATAGTTAAAATTGCATCGGCAGAAAATAATCCGTTTGATGCAAGAGCGATTTTTTCAGCGTAATTTGTTTCGCCGGTATATTCTGTGCGAGGCAATTTTCCGTTATCCATCCATTTATAGATTGCTCTTTGGCTGACACCACAAACGTCGGCCACAACAGCAACGCGAACAGTTTTGATTACATCTTCAAGTGTTTTCTGGTTCATATCACCCTCACAATGTGAACTTTGAGTACATGCTATAACAGAACTGACAGTACATCCAAGAGCGAATATCATTGAACTTATGGTTCATGAAGATAAAGCGCGTAAAGAGTTCGCCAGTAGGCTTGCGCTAGCCTGTGAAAACGCTGGTTATGAACAACATGGAAGGCAGGCAGAAATTGCCCGTCGAATGAAATTAACACCAAAAGCGGTTAGCAAATGGTTTAATGGCGAAACAATTCCTCGCCGGGAGAAATTAAGGGAATTAGCAACACTAATAGGAACAACACCAACCTATCTTTTGGGAGAGGATACAGAAGAAAGTGGACAGGTACGTTTCTATCAGGAGTTAAATCCAAGACAAAAAATCATCATTGACCTTCTGGACGAGCTCCCTGACAGTGAGACAGATGAACTTTTAAAAACTCTTGAAGAGAAAAAACAGAAGTACAATGCAATTTACGAAGAGTTAGCACGAAAGAAAAAACAAAAAGCCTCTTAAACCAGCATAAATCCGGTAGCGCCTTCCTCCGGGTTTGTGCTTCACTTTATCCCATCTCATTTTTTTACACACAAAATGTACTAAAAGTACTTTACAGCAATGAACGCAAAGTATATTATATACCTGCCACCCACCCCGCCCCACAGAATGCAGGGCAATACTTCGAGTTACCAGGCAGTGGTCAGGGGTTAAGTAGCCAGCCCGAGGCGTAAGAACATGACGGCAGGGTTCAACTTTAATGTAAGCGCCCCGAGAAGTACGTAGCGTAAGGATTATTTTACAGACGAGAAGTTCCAGGGCAGCAGTTCATGCACTTGGTTCGACGGCCAGTCATTGAGCTTCTCGATCACTTCGCGCAACCAGTCCTCCGGCTCCACTTCGTTCTGTTTGCAGGTGACCAGCAGACTGTAGATGATCGCCGCACTTTCTCCTCCCTTGTCTGAGCCGAAAAAGAGATAATTTTTTCTTCCAACCGCCACCGATCGTAACGCGTTTTCACCGATGTTGTTGTCTATTTCCACCCAGCCGTCACGACAGAACTCGTTCAGCGCATTCCAGTGATTCAGGATATAGTCGAACGCCTTCGCCATCTCCGCATGTTTCGACAGCGTTTTCCTCTGCAATTGTATCCAGTCGTACAACGACTGCATCAACTGGACGCTTCTGGCTTTTCTGACTGCAAGCCGTTCCTCTGCCGGACTGCCACGTATCTCCGCTTCTATGTCGTATAACTCTGCTATCCGTCTGAGCGCTTCCTGAGTCATTTCTGTCGGACGGCGCACATCCTCGTCATGGATTTTTCGGCGGGCGTGGGCCAGGCACCCGGCTTCCTTCACCCGGCCCGTTTCGTACAGTACGTTATAACCTGCATAGGCATCAGCCTGCAGTACGCCCTGATACTTTGCCAGGTGGAGCTGCGGATGTTCTCCTTTGCGATCTGCCGAATACGCGAACCAGACGGCTGCCGGCAGGGATGAACCCGCATTACGATCATCCCTGACGTATACCCACAGACGACCCGTTTTCGTCTTTCCGTTCCCCGGGGCCAGTACTTTCACCGGAGTGTCATCTGCGTGCACCTTTCCTGCCTCCAGAACATAGTCATTCAGCGCTATATACAGAGGACGGAGTTTGTCTGCCATTTCTGATACCCAGCGCACCATGGTATTACGGCTCAGCTCCACGCCCTGTCGCGCGTATATTTCTGACTGGCGATATAAAGGGATATGTTCCATATATTTGCTGACCAGGATCCGTGCAAGTAACCCTGCACTGGCATAACCGCGTTCGATCGGTTTAGGGGGAAGTGGTGCCTGAACGATGACATCACACCGGCTACAGGCCAGTTTGGGACGTATGGTTTCGATAACTTTAAAGGCGGTATTAATGATATCCAGTTGCTCTGAGATTGTTTCCCCCATTTCTTTCAGAACACCTCCACAGGCCGGGCAACTGGTTTCAGCAGGCAGAAGGCGATGTGTCTCCCGGGGAAGTTCTGCCGGCAGCGGTTTTCGTGAAGATTTTCGTCCCGGGGATTCAGGCTTACTGGCGATCGGGTTTTCTGACGGGGGACTGGTGTCAGGTGAATCGGTGACTGACGATGCATCTTCCAGAAGATTTCTGGCTGTGTTCAGCCGGTTTTCCAGTTCCGACAGTCGTTTTTCTGCCTGTCGGATCTGATTTTCAAGCTTATGACGCTTTTTCTCTGAACTCTGGCCGAACAACATACGACGCAACCTGTCGAGTTGCGCTTTCAGCCGTTCAATTTCCTGCTCATAGCCCGCGACCTGACAGGCATACTGTCGAAGCCGACTCTGTTGCTTACGCAACATGGCTTTAAGCAGCTCAATATCATCGGGGAGTTCATTGTTCATTCCCTTGTTTTATCACGGGTTATATCCGGATGCCAGGCCGTTCTGTCCGTTTGGGATGTTGCCACGCGATCCCCTCCAGTAGCATGGATAACTGAGCTGGCGTCAGGTGCACTTTCCCTTCCCGGGTCACCGGCCAGACGAAGCGGCCCCGTTCCAGGCGTTTGGCGAACAGGCATAACCCGTCACGATCGGCCCACAGTATTTTCACCATTTTGCCACTGCGGCCCCGGAAGACGAAGATATGCCCGGAGAACGGGTCATCTTTCAGCGTGTTCTGCACCTTCGAAGCCAGGCCATTGAAGCCACAACGCATATCTGTGATGCCAGCGATGATCCAGATTTTGGTACCGGTCGGCAGCGTTATCATCGGATACCCCCTTTCATTTCGCGGATTAGCGCCCGTAACAGTTCCGGAGTGAGAGGGTCAAACAGTTTTACCACACCTGATTTAAGATGCAGCTCGCACCGTGGGACGTTTCCGGGAGCCCCCTCAGGGCGCTCATCATGCTTGTTACGCCAGAAGGGATTTGTAACTGGTCTGGTCGGCTCCGGCGTATCAGTCAGTGCCACCGGGACAGGCATGCATTCCTGTATGTCATCATCGCTCAGTAATCCGTCCTCGTACTGGCTTTTCCATTTAAACAGCAGGTTATCATTGATATCGTGTTCTCTGGCGATCCGGGCAACAACAGCCCCAGGCTGTAACGCCTGCTTAGCCAGACGGACCTTAAATTCACGGCTATAGCTGGTTCGCCGTTCTTTTCGCCATGAGCCTTCTCTGATTTGAGGCTCTGTTAATTCCTTCTTTCTGTTGGCATAAAGGATGGCGTCAAGTTGAGCGAATGAAACTGAATCGGGCAATGGCCATGCGATACCGGATGCAAGAAATCGCTGAAAAAGCGTATGTATTGTGGAATGACTGAGACCCAGACGCTGAGCGATGGCCCGGATGGTCAGTTTATCTTCAAATCTTAAACGCAGGGCATCAGGCAAATAAGAACGGAAGCAGGGAATATCTTTTGTTGTCTGGGAATTCATCGTTCGTGTCCATCAATATAGATGGGCGCGATTGTTGCCAGACAGGACAATTTTCACAAGACGTCGCTGATGGGGCGCTTACGCACGGGGAGAGTAATTCAATGACTCAAAAATATGAACTGATTGTGAAAGGGATCCGCAATTTTGAGAATAAAGTTACGGTAACTTTAGCGTTACGGGACAAAAAACGCTTTGACGGTGAAATTTTTGGCCTGGACATCTCGCTGGACCGTGTTGAAGGTGCCGCGCTGGAGTTTTATGAGGCAGCAGCCAGAAGGAGCATCAGACAGGTCTTCCTGGATGTTGCTGCCGGGTTATGTGAAGGGGACGAGCTGTTGCCACAAACGCGCCCCTGTTCAGAGGCGCGGTATACCATAAAAATTAACAGTTCTGATAACTCGATTACGGGTTGTTAGCTTTTTGCAGTTGGCTTTCCAGTATCTTTCATTGGTAGCATCCTGATAAATATCCATGAGCGCAAAAATCAAATACGGCCTGTCAGCTGCTGTTCTGGCGCTGATTGCTGCAGGCGCGTCTGCTCCTCAAATACTTGACCAGTTTCTGGATGAAAAAGAGGGTAACCACACTACGGCATACCGCGATGGTTCCGGCATATGGACCATCTGCCGCGGTGCAACGATGGTGGACGGTAAGCCAGTCGTACCAGGAATGAAACTGTCGAAGGAAAAATGCGCTCAGGTTAATGCCATTGAGCGTGATAAGGCGCTGGCATGGGTGGAGCGCAATATAAAAGTTCCACTGACCGAGCCACAGAAAGCCGGTATCGCATCATTCTGTCCCTATAACATTGGCCCCGGTAAGTGTTTCCCGTCGACGTTTTATAAGCGGCTGAATGCCGGTGATCGTAAGGGCGCATGCGAGGCGATTCGCTGGTGGATAAAAGATGGTGGGCGCGATTGCCGCATACGTTCAAATAACTGCTATGGACAGGTTATTCGTCGTGACCAGGAAAGCGCATTAGCCTGTTGGGGGATAGATCAGTGAGCAGAGTCGCCGCGATTATTTATGCTCTAGTTATTTGCATCATCGTCTGCCTGTCGTGGGCGGTCAATCATTACCGTGATAACGCCATCGCCTACAAAGAACAGCGTGATAAAAAAGTCAGTGAGCTGAAGCAGGCGATCGCCACCATCGCTGACATGCAGCAGCGTCAGCGTGATGTTGCTGCGCTCGATGCAAAGTACTCGAGAGAATTAGCCAATGCGAAAGCTGAAAATGAAACTCTGCGCGCTGATGTTGCCGCTGGTCGTCGTCGGTTGCACATCAAAGCAGTCTGTCAGTCAGTGCGTGAAGCCACCACCGCCTCCGGCGTGGATAATGCAACCAGCCCCCGACTGGCAGACACCGCTGAACGGGATTATTTCACCCTCAGAGAGCGGCTGATGACGATGCAGATGCAACTGGAAGGGGCACAGGAGTATATCCGCACTCAGTGCATTAAGTAGCCTTTTTATCGTGGTAAACATTTCGCAGGGTATGAGGTATTTATGCCATCACGAATCCCACGCGCCTGCCGTAAGCGTGGATGTGCAGGTACAACCACAGACAGTTCTGGTTACTGCGATAAACATCGTGGCGAAGGATGGGTACAGCATCAACGCGGACTGAGCCGCCACCAGCGTGGCTATGGCTCGAAATGGGATGCCATACGTGCGCGCATACTGAAGCGTGATAATCATCTGTGTCAGAACTGCCTGCGCAATGGGAGAGCCGTTGAAGCCAGAACTGTGGACCACATCATTCCGAAAGCTCATGGTGGCACGGATGCAGACAGTAACCTGCAGAGTCTGTGCTGGCCCTGTCATAAAGCAAAAACAGCGCGCGAACGCATCAATTGATAACAGTTCCCATCTGTAGGGGAGGGGCGGGTCAAATCTCTGCAACCCTGGCTGCTCAGTACCGCCGCCTGACCTTTCCTCGCATCGCCGCAGGTTCGAAAACTTTTTTTTGGAATGTGATTTAATGATTGATAGGTAAAATCGATTATGTCTGGACCCCCGAAAACCCCGCCACGCCTGCATTTGATACGAGGCAACCCCTCAAAGCGCCCCGTTAAAGACCTCAAAAAAACCGCTAAAAAGGATGAAAAAGGTCTCCCTAAAATTCCGCAACATTTAGGGGCACAGGGGAAGTACTGGTTCAGGCGAATGGCGGAAGAGTTGAATGCGGAAGGGATCATTTCTCAGCTCGATGCACGTGCGCTCGAGTTACTGGTGGAAGCCTACACCGAATACCGGCATCACTGCGAAATACTCGATGTTGAGGGTTATACCTACCGCACGGAAACGCAGAATGGCGATGTGCTGATCAAGGCACACCCGGCTGCTGCGATGAAGGCTGATGCCTGGAAGCGGATCCGGGCGATGCTTGCAGAGTTTGGTATGTCACCGGCAAGCCGGGCGAAAGTAAATACCGCCGGACCGGATGATGTTGATCCGCTGGCAGAGCTTTTAAAAGCGAGAGACTGATGGCAAAAGTGGCTGACGGGATCCGCTACGCCGAACGTGTTGTTGCAGGAGAAATTGTCGCTGGCGAATTTGTCCGTCTGGCCTGCCAGCGTTTTCTTGATGATCTGAAGTACGGCGAAGAGCGGGGGATTTATTTCAGTGAACCCCGTGCGCAGCACATCCTGAATTTCTACAAATTTGTGCCCCATGTGAAAGGGGCGCTGGCAGGCCAGCCCATTGAGTTGATGGACTGGCATGTATTTATCCTTATTAATATTTTTGGTTTTGTCATTCCGCTGGTGAATGAAGAGACCGGGGAAGTTGTCATGCGCAGCGATGGCAGCGGACGCCCGGTGATGGTGCGCCGGTTCCGGACGGCGTACAACGAAGTCGCCCGTAAAAACGCAAAATCAACCCTGTCATCGGGTATCGGTCTGTATATGACGGGGGCAGATGGTGAAGGCGGGGCTGAGGTGTATTCAGCCGCAACCACGCGTGACCAGGCCAGAATCGTGTTTGAAGACGCCAAAAATATGGTCAGAAAAGCCCGGTCGACACTCGGGCGGTTGTTTGATTTCAACAAGCTGGCGATTTACCAGGAGCAGAGCGCATCAAAATTTGAACCGCTTTCCTCGGATGCAAACAACCTGGACGGTCTGAACATCCACTGCGCCATTATTGATGAGCTGCATGCTCATAAAACCCGTGACGTGTGGGACGTTCTGGAAACGGCAACCGGTGCCCGTCTGCAGTCCCTTTTATTTGGCATCACCACGGCTGGCTTTAACAAGGAAGGGATTTGTTACGAGCAGCGCGATTACGCCATCAAGGTATTGCGAGGCTATAACAGCGACGTGGAGGGGGCGGTAAAAGACGACTCCTACTTTGCGATTATTTACACGCTCGATGAGGGAGATGATCCGTTTGATGAGACGGTCTGGCAGAAAGCGAATCCCGGCCTGGGCATCTGTAAACGCTGGGATGATCTGCGTCGTCTGGCGAAAAAAGCGAAAGAACAGGTCTCTGCGCGGGTGAATTTTTTTACCAAACACATGAATGTGTGGGTAACAGCAGAGTCTGCCTGGATGGACATGATTAAGTGGGAGAAGTGCGAATACATTGCCCCACGACATGAGCTGAAAACGTATCCCATGTGGGTCGGCGTTGACCTTGCTCATAAGATTGATATCTGCGCGGCGGCAAAACTCTGGCGAACCGATAACGGGCATGTTCATGCCGATTTTAAATTCTGGCTTCCGGAAGGACGGCTGGAACGATGCTCGCGGCAGCAGGCAGAACTTTACCGGAAGTGGGCGGAGATGGATAAGCTGATTCTGACGGATGGTGATGTTATCGATCATGCTCAGATAAAAAGTGACTTACTGGAATGGATTGGTGGTGAAAACCTCAGGGAACTGGGATTTGACCCGTGGAGCGCGATGCAGTTCAGCCTGGCACTGGCTGAAGAAGGGATACCGCTGGTGGAGGTTCCGCAGACGGTCCGCAATCTGTCAGAGGCCATGAAGGAAACGGAATCACTGGTTTATGCCGGACGTTTCCACCACAGCAATCATCCGGTCATGAACTGGATGATGTCTAACGTTACGGTAAAACCGGACAAAAACGACAATATCTTCCCGAATAAATCCACTCCGGAAGCCAAAATCGACGGCCCTGTTGCGCTTTTTACGGCCATGAGCCGCTTTCTGGTAAATGGCGGGGACGTGAATGACTTTCTGTCCACGCTTGATCCTGATGAGGACCTGTTAATTCTGTGAAACAGCTTATTACTGATATGACCGGGCTGATCGGTTTCGGTCTGCTCACTGCTGGCGTTTATCTGTATGCAGGTCTGCCAGCGTCTCTGATGTTGTCTGGCTGTTTGTTGCTGCTTTATGCACTGGTGGTGTCCATGAGGAGAAAACATGCTTCTTGATGCTCTGTTTCGCAGTGAGCCTCTGGAAAATCCCTCGATTCCGGTAACCGGAGAGGCCGCTGAGACGGATAATATTTTTGCCCGGGAAGTGTATGTCAGTCCGGAAACATCCATGAAGCTGGCTGCTGTCTATGCCTGTATTTATGTTATTTCATCCAGTGTGGCTCAGATGCCCCTGCATGTGATGCGAAAAACGAATGAGCATGTTCAGCCGGCACGCGATCATCCGTTGTTCTGGCTCGTTCATGATGAACCTAATGCCTGGCAGACCAGCTATAAGTGGCGGGAACTGAAGCAGCGTCATGTGCTGGGGTGGGGCAATGGTTATACGTGGGTAAAACGCAATCGTCGTGGCGAGGTTACCAGCCTTGAATGCTGTATGCCATGGGAAACCACGTTACTTAACACCGGTGGGCGTCATACTTACGGGGTGTATAACGAAGAGGGTGCATTTGCGGTAAGTCCGGACGACATGATCCATATCAGGGCGCTGGGAAACAATCAGAAAATGGGACTGAGCCCGATCATGCAGCATGCTGAAACCATTGGTATGGGAATGAGTGGCCAGCAGTATACCAGCGCCTTTTTTAACGGTAATGCCCGTCCTGCCGGTATTATTTCTGTGAAAAATGAACTGAACGAACAGAGCTGGGGCAGGCTTAAAAATATGTGGCAGCGGGCGGTGACAGCGCTTCGCAGCCAGGAAAATAAAACCATGCTGCTGCCTGCGCAACTGGATTACCGCGCTCTGACAGTTTCTCCGGTGGATGCTCAGATCATTGATATGACCAAGCTGAACAGGTCGATGATTGCCGGGATTTTTAATGTCCCGGCGCACATGATTAATGACCTGGAAAAAGCCACATTTTCGAATATTACGCAGCAGGCGATTCAGTTTGTTCGCTACACGATGATGCCCTGGGTTGCGAACTGGGAGCAGGAGCTTAACCGTCGCCTGTTTACCCGTACAGAACGGGCTGCCGGGTATTACGTTCTTTTCAACCTCACGGGGTTGCTCCGTGGGACCCCACAGGAGCGTGCGCAGTTCTATCACTTTGCCATTACAGATGGCTGGATGAGCCGGAATGAAGCCAGGGCATTTGAGGATATGAACCCGGTTGACGGTCTGGATGAAATGCTGGTCAGCGTAAATGCAGCAAATCCGTTGAATAACTTTAAAGATACAAAAGGCAAAGAGGAAAAGAACGATGAATGACCGTGAAACGCGCTGTTACAGCGGGGAGGTGCGGGCGGAACAATATGATAATGCCCCGACCCACATTCTGGGGTATGGCTCGGTATTTAACAGTCGTTCAGAACCTCTGTGGGGATTTCGTGAAATCATCAAGCCGGGGGCTTTTGACGATGTACTGAATGATGATGTACGTGGCTTGTTTAATCATGATCCTAATTTCATTCTCGGACGAAGTTCTGCCGGCACGTTGTCATTGTCGGTGGATGAACGCGGTTTACGTTATGACATTGTTGCACCGGATACTCCGACTATTTGTGACCTGGTGCTGTCTCCAATGTTGCGTGGTGACATTAATCAGTCCTCATTCGCGTTTCGTGTCGCCCGTGATGGAGAGAGCTGGTATGAAGACGACGAGGGGATTGTTATCCGGGAAATCACGCGCATTTCCCGTCTGTATGACGTCAGCCCGGTGACATATCCGGCCTATCAGGACGCAGACTCTGGTGTCCGCTCAATGAAAGCCTGGCAGGAAGCGCGGGCGAGTGGTGCGCTGAAGAAAGCTGTTAATGAACGAATGGCGCGTGAGCGCCTTTTGACCCTTCTGAATGCATAAGGATACTACTGACGATGAAACTTCATGAGATGAAGCAAAAACGAAACACCATTGCAAAGGATATGCGTGCACTGCATGAAAAAATTGGTGATAACGCATGGACTGATGAGCAACGGGCAGAGTGGAACAGGGCGAAAGCTGAGCTGGATGCGCTGGATGAGCAAATCGCCCGTGAAGAAGAGTTGCGCCGTCAGGATCAGGCATATGTGGATGAGTCCGGGCCGGAAGAGCGCCAGAATAATGAGGCGGAGAACGGGAAAAAGGCGGTGGAAGAGAAGCGCGCTGCGGCATTTAACCGTTTTCTGCGTGCCGGATTTGCAGAACTGAATGCTGAAGAGCGTAATCTGATGCGTGAACTGCGAGCTCAGAGTGTAACAACGGATTCTCAGGGCGGATATACGGTGCCCACGCAGATGCGTAACAAAATCATTGACACCATGAAGGCTTATGGCGGGATTGCCAGTGTGGCGCAACTTCTGACCACGTCAACCGGGCAGGATATCACCTGGTCAACGTCTGACGGCACGACTGAAGAGGGCGAACTGCTGGCGGAAAATACAGCCGCAACGGAACAGGATGTGACGTTCGGGACTGCTATTCTGGGGGCTAAAAAGCTGTCATCAAAAATAATTCGTGTGTCCAATGAGCTGCTCCAGGACAGTGGGGTAGATATTGAATCTTATCTGGCAAACCGTATTGCCCAGCGTATTGGTCGTGGAGAGGCAAAATATCTGGTTCAGGGGACCGGAACGGGATCACCGTTACAGCCAAAAGGGCTGGCAGCGTCGGTGACGGGAACTATCCAGACTGCAGCCTCTGCCGCTTTCACCTGGAAAGAAATGAATGCCCTGAAACATGCCATTGATCCGGCATATCGTGGTGGGCCGAAATACCGCTGGGCATTCAATGATGCCACATTGCAGACTATTGAAGAGATGGAGGATGGACAGAAACGCCCGTTATGGCTGCCGGATATTGCAGGCGGTACGCCGGCTACTGTGCTGGGGATCCCTTATGTTATTGATCAGGCTATTGACGGGATTGGTACCGGGAAAAAATTCATTTTCCTGGGGGATTTCAACCGCTTTATCATTCGCCGCGTTACTTATATGGAACTGAAACGTCTGGTTGAGCGTTATGCTGAGTTTGATCAGGTGGCATTTCTGGCTTTCCATCGTTTTGACTGTGTGCTGGAAGATGTGGCAGCCATTAAGGCGCTTACTGGCAAATAACCACACGTTGTTCTGTTACAGACCGCGCCGACGCGGTTTTTTTATGCCCGCATAGTGTTGCGGGCAGGAGTTTCTGATGGCAGCAATAGTTGAAAAACTCAGGGCGCAGTGCCGTATTGATACAGATGATGCAACTGATGATGAGTTACTGATGCTGTATTTCCGGGCGGCCTGCCGCAAGGCAGAAAATTTTATCAACCGTAAGCTTTATGAGGAGACGGTGCCGGAAGGTGATCCTGAAGGGGTGCTTATAGCTGATGATGTTTTGCTGGCGCTCATGTTGCTGGTCGGACACTGGTACGAAAACCGGGAAAATTCCTCAGATGTCAGCAAGGCACCAGTCCCGTTTGGTTTTTCTTCTCTGCTGGAGCCTTATCGTTTTATTCCTTTGTAGGAGGAACCATGCAGGCGGGCAGATTACGTGATCGTGTGGTTATTCTGAATGCCACCACCGTTCGGTCTCCGTCAGGGCACCCTGTGGAAACAATGACGGAGGGGGCAACCATATGGGCAGAAGTTAAGGGGATCAGTGGCAGGGAGAGAATATCCGGAGGCGCAGAAACAGCTCAGGCTACAGTGAGGGTCTGGATGAGATTCCGGCGCGATGTGACAGCGACTTCACGTCTGAAAGTGCTGACCGGTGCATTTAAAGGGGCCATTCTGGGTATAGAAGGTCCACCAATACCGGATGCACGCGCCACCCGGCTTGAAATACTCTGCAGCCTGACGGGGAATGTGTGATGGATTTCAGTCTTGATTTTTCCGGCCTGGCGGATATTGCACGGGATCTGGAGACGCTCAGCAGGGCAGAAAACAATAAGGTTCTGCGCGATGCCACCCGTGCCGGTGCTGAAGTTATGCGGGATGCAGTTGTTGAACGTGCGCCGGAGCGAACCGGGAAACTGAAGAAAAATGTGGTTGTTCTGACTCAGCGATCAAAACGTCGGGGGGAAATTATCTCGGGAGTCCACATTCGTGGACGAAATCTGCGAACCGGAAACAGTGATAACAGCATGAAAGCCAGCGATCCCCGAAATGCGTTTTACTGGCGCTTTGTCGAACTGGGAACGGTAAACATGCCTGCGCATCCATTCATTCGCCCGGCTTTCGATACGACAGAGGAGCTGGCGGCGCAGGTTGCCATACAGCGAATGAATCAGGCTATTGATGAGGTCTTAAGTAAATGAGGGAGGCCACACTGTATTCCCTGCTGTCTCAGCTGGCCGGAGGACAGGTATATCCTTATGTGGTCCCGCTGACGGAGGGAAAGCCTGCGGTATCTCCGCCGTGGCTGGTGTTTTCTGTGGTGTCTGACACGGCGTCTGATGTGCTTGATGGTCAGGCTGAATCCAGAATTACCGTGCAGATCGATGTCTGGGCAACGGTGCCTGATGACGCAGATGATATCCGAGAACAGGCGCTTGATGCAGTAAGGAAACTGGCACCCTCCGTTATTTCTAAAACTCAGGGTTATGATCCTGATTCCCGTCTGAGCAGAGCCACGCTTGAATTTCAGGTAATAGCCTGAGGTCGTTAATGATTTTACACACCCGCCGCTGGCGGGTTTTTTATTTTCAGGAGACGAGTATGTCCTCTAATTTTGAGCGTTCGCAACTGACGAAAATTATGATTTCGTCTGCACCGGTAACAGCAGAAACCCTGGATTCTGCCAGCTATCTTGGCCTGAGCTGTACAATCAAAGAGGTGCAGTTTACCGCAGGACAAAAGCAGGATATTGATGTCACCACGCTGTGTTCTGTTGAGCAGGAAAATATTAACGGCCTTGGTGCCGCGTCAGAGATTTCCATGTCAGGCAACTTTTACCTCAATGCTGCCCAGAACGCGTTGCGCAGTGCCTATGACAATGACACCACGTATGGCTTTAAAGTTATTTTTCCGTCAGGCAATGGATTTACCTTTATGGCAGAGGTGCGTCAGCATACCTGGTCTGCAGGAACCAATGGTGTTGTGGCTGCAACGTTTTCCCTGCGTCTGAAAGGTAAACCTGTGCTGACGACAGAGCCGCTGAAAGTGAAAGTCGATTTAAACAGCACGCTGCAGGTTTCTGCCGGAGCGAAACTCGAAATGGTGGTTGAGGCTGCGGGTGGTGTGCCGCCTTATTCTTATGCCTGGAAAAAAGGTGGTTCTCCTGTTTCCGGACAGACGGCGGCAACGTTCAGTAAGGCATCGGCAGTATCCGGTGATGCTGGTGCGTATACCTGCGAGATTTCTGATTCAGCAAGCCCGGTTAACAAAGTGACCTCCACTTCCTGCACTGTTACCGTCAGTTAATGAGGATGGGTGTGATGACTAAAAATATCCGTAATCTGGCACTGGCAACGATGTCGGGGTTTCGCCATAAAACCGTTGATGTGCCTGAATGGGAGGGAGCAACGGTTGTGTTACGGGAACCTTCTGCAGAAGCCTGGTTGCGCTGGCAGGAGGTCGTTAAAGCAAAAGATGATGAGACACCGTTATCCGTTGCGGAGCGCGCCCGCCGAAATCTGGAAGCGGATGTTGAACTGTTCATCGATGTTCTGTGTGATACCGGACTGCAACCTGTATTTTCAGAGGATGATCGTGAACAGGTGATTGCCGTGTATGGCCCGGTGCATGCGCGGCTTCTTCGGCAGTCTCTGGAACTGATCAGTGATGCCGGCGAGGTTAAAAAAAAGTAGCGCTTCCGGGGATGCGTTTTCTGATGATGCTGGCGCTCAGGATGGGGCGCACATTGTCAGAGTTACGCCGGGAAATGTCAGCATCAGAAATCATGATGTGGGCAGAATTTGACAGGTTCAGCCCGCTGGGTGACGAGCGGGCTGATATCCGGGCTGCCCAGATTGTTTCAGCTGTTTACGGTGCGCAGGGGGTCAAAGTGCCACTGAATGATGCGCTTCTTCAGTGGGAGAAGGAGCAGACAGAAGGCGTATCAGAGCCATTTGCCGGACTGGAAAACGCGCTTTTAATAGTGTCTCAGTGAGTCAACATAACCGCTTCGGCGGTTTTTTTTCGTCCGGAGAATGAGTGTGGCGACATTACGTGAACTGATTATTAAAATCTCGGCAAATTCCCGGTCATTCCAGTCAGAGATCTCCCGGGCTTCGCGTATGGGGCAGGATTACTACCGTACCATGCAGAACGGAGGCCGGCAGTCCGCTGCTGCATCCCGTGAAATGCGGCGTGCACTGGCAGAAGTGACGGATCAGATAAATACAGCTAAATCTTCGGCACTGAATATGGCGGGGGCATTTGCCGGGGCTTTTGCTACCGGTCATCTTATTTCTCTCGCCGATGAGTGGAATTCAGTAAATGCCCGTCTGAAGCAGGCCTCACAGTCCAGTGATGATTTTCAGGCATCACAGCGTGAATTAATGGCGATTAGCCAGAGAACGGGGACGGCGTTTTCTGATAACGCCAGCCTTTTTGCCCGTTCTGCAGCTTCCATGCGGGAGTATGGTTACAGTTCTGAGGAGGTACTGAAAGTCACCGAGGCGATCTCCACGGGCCTGAAATTATCCGGTGCCAGTACAGCAGAAGCCAGTTCGGTGATCACGCAGTTCAGTCAGGCACTGGCGCAGGGAGTGCTGCGCGGTGAAGAGTTTAACTCGGTGAATGAGAACGGCGATCGTGTTATTCGTGCGCTGGCTGCGGGAATGGGGGTTGCCCGTAAGGATCTGAAGGCCATGGCGGATAACGGAAAACTGACCGCCGATAAGGTTGTTCCTGCACTGATTAGTCAGCTTGGGGCATTACGTGATGAATATGCGGCAATGCCTGATACGGTTTCATCCTCTGCAACCAAAGTTGAAAACGCCTTTATGGCCTGGGTTGGTGGTGCGAACGAGGCAAGCGGAGTGACGAAGACGCTCTCCGGTGTGCTGAATGGTATTGCAGGCAATATTGACACTGTGGCAACCGCTGCCGGTGCTCTGGTTGCCGTCGGGGTAGCCCGATATTTTGGCAATATGGCGTCTTCTGCTGGATCTGCAACTGCCGGATTAATTACTGCAGCCAGAAACGAAGTGGCTCTTGCGGAAGCGCAGCTCCGGGGGACACAGATAGCAACAGCCAGGGCGCGTGCGGCGGTTTATTGTGCGCAACAGGCGGTTGTTGCTGCTCGCGGTACCGAAAGGCAGGCAGCCGCAGAAGCGAAACTGGCTGCTGCCCAGGCATCACTTACCCGTAATATTGCGGCCAGAACAGCAGCACAGACAACGCTGAATACTGTCACGTCAGTGGGAAGTCGTCTGTTAAGTGGAGCACTGGGACTGGTTGGTGGGGTGCCGGGGCTTGTCATGCTGGGGGCCGCGGCCTGGTACACGATGTATCAGAATCAGGAGCAGGCCAGAGAATCTGCACGCCAGTATGCCGCAACAATCGACGAAATTCGCCAGAAAACGTCGGCAATGTCGCTTCCTGAAGCGTCAGATAATGAGGAAAAGACGCGGCAGGCACTGGAGGAACAAAATCGCCTGATTAGCGAACAGGAAGGAAAAATTCGCGGACTGAAAAATCAAATTGCTGATTATCAACGTTGGCTTGATGAAAGTTCGCAGAGTGGTTCGGGTGCTGAAATCATCCTTAAAGGGCTTGCCGAAGCAACAAATCAACTGGCAGTTGAACAATCCCGTCTCACTCAAATGCAGGGCAAAGCGCAATCCATTCAGGATGTGCTTGCCGGGCTGGAGGAGCGACGGGTGGCGTTGATCCGTCAACAGGCGGCGGAACAAAACAAAGCGTATCAGTCCCTGTTGATCATGAATGGGCAGCATACCGAGTTTAATCGCCTTCTTGGGCTTGGTAATGAATTACTTCAGCAGCGACAGGGGCTGGTGAATGTACCGTTACGGCTACCACAGGCAACCCTGGATGATAAACAGCAGACCGCACTGAATAACAGCAAGCGCGAACTGGCTCTGTCCCGCCTTAAGGGGGAAGCGCGTGAGCGTGCCCGACTGGGCTATGCTGCGGATGATCTCGGCTTTGTGGGAGAGGCGTATCAGACAGCCAGACAGAATTATATCAATAACTCACTGGATGCCTGGCGAAATAACCAGGCAAATAAACCCAAAGCGCATAAAAAGACCGAAGCGGAAAAAACAGAAGATATTTATAAACGGCTGATTAAACAGCAAAAAGAACAGATAGCACTGGCAGGGCAGAATACTGAACTGGCTAAGATGAAATATCAGGTCAGTCAGGGCGAATTATCAACCCTGTCAGAAGCGCAGAAAAAAACGCTTTTGCAGAATGCAGCACTCATCGACCAGAAAAAGATTCGTGAGCAGCTTGCTGCGTATGAGAGCAGTCTGGCGGACAGTAATGCCAGTGCCCGGGCATCTGACGACGCGCAGTTGCTGGGATATGGTGAAGGCTCACGGATGCGTGAACGACTCCAGGAAATGTGGAGTATCCGGCAGACGTTTGAGCAGAAAAATAACGAGCTGCTGAGACAGTATCAGGCCGGAGAAATTGAAGAAGCCCTGTGGAAACAGGAGAAAGAACTGAATAAAAAATATCTGGAAGAGCGTCTCAGCGATCAGCAGGATTATTATGCAAAGGCCGATGCTTTACGTAATAACTGGAATGCCGGACTCCAGGAGGGACTGACCAACTGGGCAGACAGTGCCACCGATTATGCTTCACAGGCGGCAGATGCTGTCGTTTCCACGATGGACGGGCTGGTATCAAATATTTCCGATGCACTGGCCGGGAATGTTGTGGACTGGCGAAACTGGGGGAGTTCAATTCTCCAGGAAGTTTCAAAAATTCTGATGAACGCTGCCATCGTTAACGGGCTGAAGTCACTTTCCAAAAGCATGTCCGGTGCCGGAGGATGGCTTGGTACGGTCGGCGACTGGCTTTCCGGTGCAGTGGCAAACGCAAAAGGTGGTGTTTATACATCGGCAAATCTGAGTGCTTACAGTAACACCATTGTGGATACCCCGACGTATTTTGCTTTTGCGAAAGGTGCCGGGCTGATGGGCGAGGCCGGGCCTGAAGCTATCATGCCACTGACCCGGGCAGCGGACGGCTCTCTTGGTGTCAGAGCCATTGGCAATGTGAATGGTGGCGGGGGATTTGTTTATTCTCCCGTGTATCACATCAGTATTCAGAATAAAGGGAGCAATGGCGAGATAGATACGCAGTCAGCCAGGGGGCTGGTGGATCTGATCGACAGCAGGGTTGTGTCAATTATGCAGTCATCACGTCGGGACGGAGGATTATACAGTGCCTGAGCCTGAAGTTTTTAACTGGATCCCCCGCGAGGGGATGGAGACGACACGAAAGCCATCTGTTATTACGGTAAAGTTCGGTGACGGATATGAACAGCGACGGGCTGGTGGTCTGAATGCGGATCTGAAAACGTTTAAACCGGTGTTTCGTGTCACAGATGAATATTCCCGTGCTGCGCTGGACAGTTTTTTATCCCGTCATGCCGGGATACGTGCTTTTTTGTGGCGTCCGCCAAAACACAACAGAATCGTCCGGGTTGTCTGCAGGGAGTGGAGTATTTCGGATAATGCCATGTATACCGATTTTAACTGTACCTTTGAAGAGGTCACTCACTGATGCAGGATATACAGCAGGAAACACTGAATGAGTGTACAAAAGCGGAGCAATCCGCGCTGGTCGTGCTCTGGGAAGTCGATCTGACAGAAGTCGGCGGAGAGCGTTATTTTTTCTGTAATGAGCAGAACGAAAAAGGTGAGCCGGTCACCTGGCAGGGGCGACAGTATCAGGCGTACCCCATCCAGGGGAGCGGATTTGAGATGAACGGTAAAGGAGCCAGCGCCAGGCCAACTCTGAAAGTCTCTAATCTGCACGGCATGGTCACCGGGATGGTGGAAGATTTGCAGAGTCTGGTCGGCGGAATGGTGGTCAGGCGTAAGGTTTACGCCCGTTTTCTGGATGCGGTGAACTTCGTCAACGGAAACAGCGACGCCGATCCGGAGCAGGAGGTGATCAGCCGCTGGCGCATCGAGCAGTGCAGCGAACTGAGCGCGGTCAGTGCCTCCTTTGTGCTCTCCACGCCGACGGAAACGGACGGCGCTGTTTTTCCGGGACGTATCATGCTGGCCAACACCTGCACCTGGACCTATCGCGGCGATGAGTGCGGTTATAGTGGTCCGGCGGTCGCGGATGAATATGACCAGCCGACGTCCGATATCACGAAGGATAAATGCAGCAAATGCCTGAGCGGTTGTAAGTTCCGCAATAACGTCGGCAACTTTGGCGGCTTCCTTTCCATTAACAAACTTTCGCAGTAAATCCCATGACAGAAACAGAATCAGCGATTCTGGCGCACGCCCGGCGATGTGCGCCAGCGGAGTCGTGCGGCTTCGTGGTAAGCACGCCGGAGGGGGAAAGATATTTTCCCTGCGTGAATATTTCCGGTGAGCCGGAGGATTATTTCCGGATGTCGCCGGAAGACTGGCTGCAGGCAGAGATGCAGGGTGAGATTGTGGCACTGGTCCACAGTCATCCCTGTGGTCTGCCCTGGCTGAGTGAGGCTGACCGGCGGCTGCAGGTGCAGAGTGATTTGCCGTGGTGGCTGGTCTGCCGGGGGGCGATTCATAAGTTCCGCTGTGTGCCGCATCTCACCGGGCGGCGCTTTGAGCACGGGGTGACGGACTGTTACACACTGTTCCGGGATGCTTACCATCTGGCGGGGATTGAGATGCCGGATTTTCATCGCGGGGATGACTGGTGGCGTAACGGCCAGAATCTCTATCTGGATAATCTGGAGGCCACAGGTCTGCATCAGGTGCCGTTGTCATCAGCACAACCGGGCGATGTGCTGCTGTGCTGTTTTGGTTCATCGGTGCCGAATCATGCCGCCATTTACTGCGGTGACGGCGGGCTGCTGCACCATATTCCTGAACAACTGAGCAAACGAGAGAGGTATACCGACAAATGGCAGCGACGCACACACTCCCTCTGGCGTCACCGGGCATGGCACGCATCTGCCTTTACGGGGATTTACAACGATTTGGCCGCCGCATCGACCTTCGTGTAAAAACGGGGGCTGAAGCCATCCGGGCGCTGTCCACACAGGTCCCGGCATTTCGTCAGAAACTGAGTGACGGCTGGTATCAGGTACGGATTGCCGGGCGTGATGCAGGTGAAACCGAATTGTCTGCCCGTCTTAATGAGCCGCTGGCAAATGGTGCCGTGATCCACATCGTGCCGCGTCTGGCGGGAGCTAAAAGCGGCGGTGTGCTTCAGGTGGTGCTGGGGGCGGCGCTGATTGCGGTGGCATGGTGGAACCCTGTGGGCTGGCTGGGTGCCGCGGCTGTATCGGGCATGTATGCGGCAGGGGCCAGTATGATCCTGGGCGGAGTGGCGCAGATGCTGGCACCGAAAGCCAGGACGCCCACGGCAGCAAGTACAGATAACGGCAAACAGAACACCTATTTCTCCTCACTGGATAACATGGTTGCCCAGGGCAATGTTCTGCCTGTTCTGTACGGTGAAATGCGCGTGGGGTCACGCGTGGTTTCTCAGGAGATCAGCACGGCAGATGAAGGGGATGGTGGTCAGGTTGTGGTGATTGGTCGTTGATGCAAAATGTTTTATGTGAAACCGCCTCCGGGCGGTTTTGTCGTTTATGGAGCGTGAGGAATGGGTAAAGGCAGCAGTAAGGGGCATACCCCGCGCGAAGCGAAGGACAACCTGAAGTCCACGCAGCTGCTGAGTGTGATCGATGCCATCAGCGAAGGGCCGGTTGAAGGTCCTGTGGAGGGATTAAAAAGCGTGCTGCTGAACAGTACGCCGGTGCTGGACAGTGAGGGGAATACCAATATCTCCGGCGTCACGGTGGTGTTCCGGGCCGGTGAGCAGGAGCAGACACCGCCGGAGGGCTTTGAATCCTCCGGCTCCGAGACGGTGCTGGGTACGGAAGTGAAATACGACACGCCGATCACCCGCACCATCACGTCGGCAAACATCGACCGACTGCGCTTTACCTTCGGTGTGCAGGCACTGGTGGAAACCACCTCAAAGGGGGACCGGAATCCGTCGGAAGTCCGCCTGCTGGTTCAGATACAACGTAACGGTGGCTGGGTGACGGAAAAAGACATCACCATTAAGGGCAAAACCACCTCGCAGTATCTGGCCTCGGTAGTGGTGGATAACCTGCCGCCGCGCCCGTTCAATATCCGGATGCGCAGGATGACGCCGGACAGCACCACAGACCAGCTGCAGAACAAAACGCTCTGGTCGTCATACACCGAAATCATCGATGTGAAACAGTGCTACCCGAACACGGCACTGGTCGGCGTACAGGTGGACTCGGAGCAGTTCGGCAGCCAGCAGGTGAGCCGTAATTATCATCTTCGCGGGCGCATTCTGCAGGTGCCGTCGAACTATAACCCGCAGACGCGACAATACAGCGGTATCTGGGACGGAACGTTAAAACCGGCATACAGCAACAACATGGCCTGGTGTCTGTGGGATATGCTTACCCATCCGCGCTACGGCATGGGGAAACGTCTTGGTGCGGCGGATGTGGATAAATGGGCGCTGTATGTCATCGGCCAGTACTGCGACCAGTCAGTGCCGGACGGCTTTGGTGGCACGGAGCCGCGTATCACCTGTAATGCGTACCTGACCACGCAGCGCAAGGCGTGGGATGTGCTCAGTGATTTCTGCTCGGCGATGCGCTGTATGCCGGTATGGAACGGGCAGACGCTGACGTTCGTGCAGGACCGGCCATCGGATAAGGTGTGGACCTATAACCGCAGTAATGTGGTGATGCCGGATGATGGCGCGCCGTTCCGCTACAGCTTCAGCGCCCTGAAGGACCGTCATAATGCCGTTGAGGTGAACTGGATTGACCCGAACAACGGCTGGGAGACGGCGACAGAGCTTGTGGAGGACACGCAGGCCATTGTCCGTTACGGTCGTAACGTCACGAAGATGGATGCCTTTGGCTGTACCAGCCGGGGGCAGGCACACCGCGCCGGGCTGTGGCTGATTAAAACAGAACTGCTGGAAACGCAGACCGTGGACTTCAGCGTGGGTGCCGAAGGGCTTCGCCATGTACCGGGCGATGTCATTGAAATCTGTGATGATGACTATGCCGGTATCAGCATCGGCGGGCGTGTGCTGGCGGTGAACAGCCAGACCCGGACGCTGACGCTCGACCGTGAAATCACGCTGCCATCCTCCGGCACCACGCTGATAAGCCTGGTTGACGGGCAGGGGAATCCGGTCAGTGTGGAGGTCCAGTCCGTCACCGACGGCGTGAAGGTGAAAGTGAGCCGTGTTCCTGACGGCGTTGCAGAATACAGCGTGTGGGGGCTGAAGCTGCCGACGCTGCGCCAGCGCCTGTTCCGCTGCGTGAGTATCCGTGAGAACGACGACGGCACGTATGCCATCACTGCCGTGCAGCATGTGCCGGAAAAAGGGGCCATCGTGGATAACGGGGCGCACTTTGACGGTGACCAGAGCGGCACGGTGAATGGTGTCACGCCGCCAGCAGTGCAGCACCTGACCGCCGAAGTCACCGCAGACAGCGGGGAATATCAGGTGCTGGCGCGCTGGGACACGCCGAAGGTGGTGAAGGGCGTGAGCTTCCTGCTCCGTCTGACCGTAACAGCGGATGACGGCAGTGAGCGGCTGGTCAGCACGGCCCGGACGACGGAAACCACATACCGCTTCACGCAACTGGCGCTGGGGAACTACAGACTGACAGTCCGGGCGGTAAATGCGTGGGGGCAGCAGGGCGATCCGGCGTCGGTATCGTTCCGGATTGCCGCACCGGCAGCACCGTCGCGGATTGAGCTGACGCCGGGCTATTTTCAGATAACCGCCACGCCGCATCTTGCCGTTTATGACCCGACGGTACAGTTTGAGTTCTGGTTCTCGGAAAAGCGGATTACCGATATCAGGCAGGTTGAAACCACAGCCCGCTATCTTGGTACGGCGCTGTACTGGATAGCCGCCAGTATCAATATCAAACCGGGCCATGATTATTACTTTTATATCCGCAGTGTGAACACCGTTGGCAAATCGGCATTCGTGGAGGCCGTCGGTCGGGCGAGCGATGATGTGGAAGGTTACCTGGATTTTTTCAAAGGCAAGATAACCGAATCCCATCTCGGCAAGGAGCTGCTGGAAAAAGTCGAGCTGACGGAGGATAACGCCAGCAGACTGGAGGAGTTTTCGAAAGAGTGGAAGGACGCCAACGATAAGTGGAATGCCATGTGGGCTGTCAAAATTGAGCAGACCAAAGACGGCAAACATTATGTCGCGGGTATTGGCCTCAGCATGGAGGACACGGAGGAAGGCAAACTGAGTCAGTTTCTGGTTGCCGCTAACCGTATCGCATTTATTGACCCGGCAAACGGGAATGAAACGCCGATGTTTGTGGCGCAGGGCAATCAGATATTCATGAACGACGTGTTCCTGAAGCGCCTGACGGCCCCCACCATTACCAGTGGTGGCAGTCCTCCGGTATTTTCCCTGACATCAGACGGAAAGCTGACCGCTAAAAATGCGGATATCAGTGGCAGTGTGAATGCGAACGCCGGGACGCTCAACAACGTCACGATTAATGAGAACTGTCAGATTAAGGGGAAACTGTCAGCCAACCAGATTGAAGGTGATATTGTCAAAACGGTCAGCAAGTCTTTCCCCCGCACGAGCACTTATGCCAGTGGCACCATCACGGTAAGAATCAGTGATGATCAGAAATTTGACCGGCAGGTCATGATATCGCCAGTGTTATTCCGCGGTGGTAAGCATGAGAATTTCAACAGTAATAACCAACAGTCATACTGGTATTCAACCTGCCGGTTAAGAGTGACCCGCAATGGTCAGGAGATTTTTAATCAGTCCACGACGGATGCTCAGGGCGTATTTTCCTCAGTTATAGATATGCCTGCCGGACAGGGGACACTGACACTGACATTCACCGTATCTTCATCAGGAGCGAATAACTGGACACCAGCAACCAGTATCAGCGATCTGCTGGTTGTGGTGATGAAAAAATCCACAGCAGGTATCAGTATCAGCTGAATTTTATAACCCAGAACGGGCGTCAGAAATGACGCCTTTTTTATTGCAGAAAAGCGAGAGGTAATTATGCGTAAACTTTATGCCGCCATTTTGTCCGCAGCCATTTGTCTGGCCGTATCCGGTGCGCCTGCATGGGCGTCTGAACATCAGTCCACGCTGAGCGCGGGGTATCTTCATGCCCGGACGAACGTTCCCGGCAGTGATGATCTGAACGGGATTAACGTGAAATACCGTTATGAGTTTACGGACACACTGGGGATGGTGACGTCTTTCAGCTATGCAGGAGACAAGAATCGCCAGCTGACCCATTACAGCGATACCCGCTGGCATGAAGATTCCGTTCGTAACCGCTGGTTCAGCGTAATGGCGGGGCCGTCTGTGCGCGTGAATGAATGGTCAGCGCGTATGCGATGGCGGGTGTGGCTTACAGCCGTGTGTCGACTTTCTCCGGGGATTATCTTCGCGTAACTGACAGCAAGGGGAAAACGCACGATGTGCTGACCGGAAGTGATGACGGTCGCCACAGCAACACGTCTCTGGCGTGGGGAGCTGGCGTGCAGTTTAACCCGACCGAATCCG